ACTCTTTCCCTACACGACGCTCTTCCGATCTCGACAACTGGATACTTCTCATCAGTAATGTATTCATCCATAAACACAAAAGTCATTGGATGTAAAACAACATCGTGGTCAATAAACAAGAGCCAATCAAATCCCTGCTCAACACAATCCGTCGCTATGATATTCCGTGCGTCTGCCACTGAAAAATTAATAGGAGAATATTGGTCAATCCATTGGATATAATCAGCGATGCTCCAATTGCAGGGAATGGTCTGCCCCCACCTTGCTAACGCCCATTCAGACCGCAACAGCCCCGTCATGGGAACTCCCACCATAAGTCTTTTCTGGATAGGAACCTTCCCTATAATAATTTTGTTTCTGAAACCCTTTATTTCTTCTGGTTTCTTCTTCTTAGAGGGCATCTGTTGTTCCCACCTTTTCAGTCGCAGATATCCCTATGTCATTCGGGGCTTCATCCAAAAATCCAGTCACAACACCTATGGCTTCCTGCACGGTTCTGCAATGTGTGGTCGTCCATGGAATGTCCCCGACACCAGAAGTAACCCCCAAAAGAACCAGATAAATCCCGTTATACGCCGTTATCTTACCCCATTTTGTTTGATTCATTTCTCTCCATCACGAATCAGTAAAATAAATCTTTATCCCACCATCGTTTGTATCCCCCAGGATTATCCCGTCTTTCAGAAGCTCTTGACGTATTCTGTCTGCCGTTCCCCAATCCTTGTTTTTACGGGCCTCAATTCTCTTGTGGATTTTTTCTCTTTGTTCTGGATTTATTTCTTCCAGGGATGTCCGAAATTTCATCTTTATCCTTGTCCATCAAAACATTCATAATGCCAGTCACCTGCCACTGCGGATATCCAAGTTCAATCTTCCACGGCTTAGTCTTGTAAATCTGCCACAGCGGATATCTAGGGTCAAAATACTGGAATGTGGCGGCGTTACACGGATTACAGTGAGTCGGGTCTTGAACAAATAATTCATTCACCCCATAGGGGAATGAAAGTGCCAACTGACCTCCTGGTTTCATAATGCGCCACAGCTCATTCATAAAGTCCAACATCAACCACGGCTTGATATGCTCGATGATGTGTGACCCCAAAATCATAATGCAGCAATCGTCGGGGAGTGGATACGGAAACTTTTCTAGGTCGTGGACTATATCCACCCCCTTCAATTTTCTTTTGTCTAACCCGACGAAATTAGGTTGTTTGTTTTCCCCACACCCTATATCAAGCCTTATCCCACCCTTAGACTTCAGTAGCCTTTCGATATCCTTCTTCATGAATCACGTAAGTTGTTGATTCTAAGAAAATTGTATGTCGTACGTGATATTAACATTCTGGTTCGTGTTGACAGAGCTTGTGGTATAGGTGTTTCCGGCGAAGATGGTTCCTGCACTGGACGTATGGAACAAGCCGATGTTCTGGAGAACCTGGGCCGCAGAGATATGGCTGTTTGAACTGTAGAATGTGGCCGTGAACCGAACTGTTCTTGAACCGCTGTTTGAGTAGGTAATCGCTTTTCGTGTGGCGGCGGCGGCACTGTCTGCAATTTCTCCAGACAGAGATGTTCCGTTAGTTGCGGGAGCCGTTCCTGTTCCAAGGGCAACAAACGCAATCTGTTTAGAGCCAGCCTGATTAGCGATCAGCTTCACAAGATAATCCCCAAAGCCGTCATTCGGGACTGTGTTCTTGCACCATCCAGAATCCCCAATAATCTTTCCCTGTTCATCAAGTGCTACTCTGAAAAAACCTTTAACCGAAATACTGTCGTTACTGTCCCTTTTTCTTTTGGACATTCATTAACCTCCGTTTAATTTATCTCGAACCACGCTTCCCGTGGCTCGAACTCAATCTCCAATGCGATCCATTGGAAGTTGATGCTGTTTGAAGAATTTTCTATCTTAAAATTAAAGAACCGACCTATCTTGTTAAAGAAGAAGGTGGTTTCCTTGGTCGAAAGGTCGCCGTTCCCAACCGTCCTTGTCTTAGATTCCCATGTCACCCCACCATCCGTGCTGATATACAGGTTGAAGGTCACGGCCCCCCTGTCCACATAGATCAATCTCACCCTTGAAACAAGTTTCAAATACTCATCAAACTGGGGATACTGATCCGTGAAATCCAGTTTCTTACACTCATAAAGGCAGGGTATATTCCCTGTATTGTCCCCTAAATAACTTGGGCCGTATGAATATATCTTCCCATTGTCTGAACCGAGATAATAGGCGTAATCTTCCGTATAGACAATGAGTGCCGTGTCTATGGCATCCGTGACCGTGCAGGTGTCGGTATGTTCGTCACTGTATGCGATACCCGTATCCGTCCCAGTATTGTCTGTCACCGTGCAAGTGTCAGTCTTGGTTACGATATATCCAAGAACCTTAGTGTGGGTGTCTGATGTGGTCGTGGTGTCGGTCGCCGTGAACGTCCACATAGCGCAGATGTCAGTGTTTGAATCCGTGCCAACCCCAGACTTCCATACCTTAACATAATATGTGTATGCTACGTCGTAAGAAACGGTAGAATCATCATAAAATTCTACGTCACCGATTGTGGCAATTTTACTTGCATTTCTGTAAACATCAATGCTGGAATAGACATCCGCATTAGTCCACGACAGACTTATGAGTTGAATAGGGGCGGCAGATATAGCCGTTAAATCACTCGGTGGAACTGCCATTTATTTTGTTCCCCTTCCCATCCCAACAATAGAATCTGTAAACTTATACAGATACCATTCATCAGTTTTCCAGTCCCAAACAAACTGATATTTCCCCGTGGTCGTCGTTGCCGTCCACATGATTTCGTGGGCATCATAATTAGCCACTCCCCAGGTATGTTTAACTTCCTCAGTGTTCACGACATCGAAGAACTTAAACCTCATCTTATCCGTGCTTATGGGGTCAGGCTGTTCCCCGTTGATATAATAGAAGTCATCATTTCCTATGAAGGCGTTTGTCCCCATGAACTCTACCAAACTATAAGGAGCGTTGTTCCCTATTCCTCGTCTATATCGAGGAAATATAATCGGGGTCGTTGCATCCCCCGTGGCCTCACCGATATAGATGGAGTTCTGCTTGTAAACGATAATATTCGGGCCGACCTTTCCTATGCCCGTAATAAAGTCATCTGTCTCAAGAAACGCTATCTGTCCGGCATTGTAGGATGTCCAATCAGTTGGATCACCCTCGGCACTATACTGAAATAGATACGGGTCACGGACACCGCTACTGTAGTTAATCAAATCGGCTAAACACAGGCGGTTGGCAAATTCTATGCAATACTTGGCACGGGAAGCATTTGCTGAATCCACCGCCGTGGCGTATCCCGTTTCATCCCAAGACATGACATCTGTGCTACCATTAGTGAAAAAGAACTTATCCTCCACCATGGCCGTTGCCCACCGCTCACTGGTCGGAGTGGCATAAACCTTGCGAATCTTGTATGCCCCAGTCCCAGCCCCCGCATAATTGCTTGTCAAGGTTATCTGGGTATCATTATCAATGGACTGAATCGTGGCCCAAAACGCACTCGGCTCAACGTCTATTACATGGTCAAAATCAACGATGAACTTGTCCCCTGGGGCTAATCCAGCAGTAGTCCAGGTTGTCCCCGTCCCAGTGACAACTGCCCCCGCTATTGAGGCCACCGCCCCTGCATGGTGGGTATCCGTGATATAAGACCACGTTAATCCAGCCCCCACATCCCTCTTTATGGCATCCGTCCCAGTCAGGTAAATCGTGTATTTATTCCCATTACTCTTCTGAAACAGGACAATGTTCGTGGCCGACACCCCCGATACCAAAGTCCTGTCCAGTAAATACCCCCACCTCTTGACAATACTGTGCTGGTCTGGTTTTATATTTATAGTATTCGGCGAAAACAAACCAGCAATATTCAGGGACGGGTACGCCGTCACCATAGCGTGTTCAAGTGGGCGAAGATAATAGGTGTATTTAGGCATAAATTATCTTGTTCGTGTATGTGAATGAATCCCCACTAACAACACTCTTGGCCGGAGACACAACATTTCTTGTCGCCATTGTCCCAGACGATGAGGCATTAAACGACCCCGCCTCCTGAATGGTGTACGTCCCCGTGATGGCAAATGCCTTTGTCAACTGGAGCGTGTCATTAGCCACGGTTGTAGTCACCCTACTCACGGTAGCCGCCGCCCTGTCAACCTCTGTCACCAGTGCTGTCTGTGATGCTGAAAATGCAGTACTCCCAGTCCCGTATGCCAGATATGTCAGGTGGGCAGCACCAGTAACATTGCCTACTAAATCCGCAAAAAGAGCTTTCCCAACGCTCGTAATACCCATGCTATCGTCTCCTCTTCTCTTCTCGGAACATCAATTCCCCCCTTGTCATGGCCTCTAACTTCGGAAACCCTTTCCTCAAGAGGGCAACTATGTACCAGAATTTCTCCCTGTTTTTCTCAGACTTGAATAAGAACTTACTCAATCTATCTATCCGTTTATTCCGACCATAAATCTCAACTATGTCCCATTCCTCAAGAATGATTTCGCTCAATATCCACGCCTCAAATACATGGCATCTGGCTGAATGGTTGTATCCGTAGCCATTGATTCCTTCGCATAAACCGTCATCAGAGACCCAAGTGTTTCCATAAGTTCGGCCTTGAGTACCTTGGCCGCTTCAAAGTTCCCCATCCACATCTTCCCCATATAAACAGCCAACTGTATAATCGGTTCATCCCACTCCTCCCCGATTATCGTAACCTCAGCCGGAAGAACCAGGGCAAGTGGAATCTTGCGGTAGTAAGTGGACATGACATACGCCGCATCTGGGGTAGGGGATAGGTAGATATACAGTCCGTTCCTGACCCACTGAGTGGGTTGCCCCTCAGATGCTGCGTTAGCCCGACCCGAATACCCTATGTATTCACTCCATGGAACCCATGTCAATTTAGAATCATTCGTATCGTCATGGACTTCATTGATGACAAGGGCATCCGCTGGAACGGAAATATACGGTATCCCATCAACGGTAGAGACGGTTGAACTTGTCTGCAATTGAGGGAAGTAGAAACTTCTTTTCAGTCCCCAAAATTTATCCTGAGTGGTCAATTTAATATACGCTCTATTTACCCAGGTAGCATAATAATTCACGGGGCTTTCGATAGCGTCGTTATTCCCGAATTGAAACTTGGTCGCCGATTTCAGCTCATCGAATGTTAGTCTGCCCATCTAATCCCCCAATGTGCAAAGTATTTCGTCTTCATTAATGATACGATTAGTGTCTTCCTGTTCTATGGAATTTCCCATCCAGTCAATAACCACTCCGGCATGGAACATAACCAGAACCTTATCCCCAACCTTTACAGGAACCGTGACTTTTTCACCTAGAGAGATGATTTTGCCAGTTCTCGTAAGTTCGGCGTGACCCCTGGGGACGATGATACTCTTGACCATCTTTTCTTCAACGGGGTTAAGGACAACA